GCGATTCTAAATCTTTTAAGTATCCTCTCCATTTTTCTATGTTTATCATCGTTCATACGTCCGTCATCTCGCCCCAGTTCGGCCCTATCATAGCGTCTGAACGCATACAAAAAGGCTCACCTTGTGGAGAGATCATCTCGCGATTGAGTGCATCACAGGCAATAGACGCAACCTCTTTAGCATAACGTGAATCACATTGTAGCAGTACGCTATCGTGATTGTTTTGCATTACATCCGCTCCTAACTCTCGGATGCGTGGGTTATTATACAGGTCTGTGAATGCGAGATTAGTGATACAGCCTACCGTAGACTGTGGCACAAATGCGAACGCTTCTTTGTACATGGATGGTTCTATAGGTTGTGTAAACATACGTGGGTATCCAAATAGGTTGCGTAACATACGTGTGCGTCTTAGTTCTGTTATGGTATCGTTGTGCCACTTACGTATTTCGGGGAACAACGTGTGGTAGGTTTCTAGGAAAAATGCTGCTTGCTTGTGTGCTAAGTTAACTGCGCCTTGAGACTTCTGCAAAACGTTAACACGAAACGTCGGCGCTTTCATGCCGTAGTTGCTAGCGTGGCATACCATCTTGGCCATGAAGTAGTAACGTTTGTCTGCGCTCCAGTTGTCGCTGCTGGATATGAGGTCACGTAGTTCTTTCCAGCGTGGCATTTTAACTAGCTCCTGCACTGGTGCTTCCGCATACGGCTTCATGTTCTCGCCCATCTCAGCAGACCAGACATCCTCAAACAAACGCAAGGCAACGTACACGTGAGACTTCACACCATTGTCAAACAATCTACGGAAGTTGCCTGTGCTACATAGGTAGCTTACGACAAGCGCCTCTGCACCAGCTTGGTCAGCTTGTACTAGCACATTGCCGGGGTCAGCAATGAATAACTTGCGTAGTTTCTTGGGGAAATTCTGTACGTTAGTACCCCACTTGTTAAGCAAGCGCCGTGAGGCTAGGCGGTAGGAGGTTGTACCGGCTAGGTTGTATGATGTCGTGATGCGCTTGTGATCGTGTGGCTCCCACGGCGGGAACTTTAACTGGCCACTTTCTTTTGCAGTTGCGCGGTAACGTAGTATGATGCTGATGATAGGATTCTCAGGATACTTGAGTCGTAGCTGCAACAGAACCTTTTCACTAGTGACATCTCTGTCAGGACGTTGGTAGCCTAAGCGTCCGTACAGGTAGTTTGCTACTTGCTTGGGGCTGTTAGGATTAAGCTCGCCGCCCGTCAGCAAACGCAAGAAGCGCAGTAGTTCATTCTGATAGCGGTCGTTGTGTGCTACGATGCTGTACAAACTGTCGTCATCATAGCGTATGCCTTGCAGCATAGCAGTCAGGTACGGCACAACGCTTGCGTTAACTTGTCGTATGCTATCTGTTGCCTTAAAGTTCTTGGCAGTCTCATCTATCTGTGGCTTGAGTAACGCTAGGCTGATGACATCTTTTGCGTTGTACGCGTAAAGCTGTTGCTGTTGGCTAGCGTTCTTCGGCTCGAACACGCCCTCGTTCTTGTGGTAGGGTTGGTCTGTGTACAGGGCTAGGCAGTGACCGAGCGACTTCTCGACTTCTGGAAAGAGCCGGTGATGTGCTAGCATTGTATCATACACGCTGCGCGGTGCGGGGATGCCGTACTTGTACGCTAGCACAAACAGGTCAAAGAGTGCGTTGTGTATGACAACGGTGTTGTCACGAAACGCTACAGCTAGGGCGCGTAGGATACGTGGCGTGTCCTCGTAGTAGTAACCTGCCATCGGTGACGTTACCATAGGCACACACCATGCACGTTCAGCGTCAAACGAGAAACCAAAGCAGGTCATCTCTAGGTTACGATTAGTCTCTATGTCAAAGTAAAGTGTCTTGTCTTTATTGAGTGTGAGTAGTTTGATTACCTCATCAGCACGGGGCCAAAGTAGATGTTCGGCAACGGTTACAACGGGCGGCACTTTAAGATACGCTACGGCTTTCTTGACATCCCGCCCAAGCCAGAACTTACGATTGGGCCGTCGCGTTTTACCGTGCCATCCCTTATCGTCGCCGCCCTTCCCATCTGTTATATCGTTCGGGTTGAAGTACGCCATGCGGTCAACAGCTTCCTGTGGTTCGTACGTAGCGATGTACGTGACGCCATCTTCTATGAATGGGCAGCCACGCTGCTCGTCTAACGTAACTCCGCTCTTGTACATATCTAGGGCATCCTGCCCAAGCAGAAGGACAACCTTAGTACCCTCGCGTATGTTAACTTCACCGCGCTCTAGCGCATCAGCTAACATGATGTCAACAGCTTGCCTTGGTATAGGCATGAGTGCGTTATAGAACGTCTGCCCAGCGTAGCCGCTAAGTAGCTGTGCGCGGTCAAAGCGTGACGGCTTGCCGAGTACGACAGTTATACCCTTGTAGGGTAACTGCGCTAACGTATATCTTACTGTTGCTGGCATCTCCTTAAAAACACTAGGCTAGTCACAGGCAACCATCCCGCATAAAAAACCGCAAAACCAATAAAACAGTTTACCTAGCCTAGCTAAAGTTGTTAACGTATGGGCGTTCAATGCGGGTGAAGGCTACCTTGGAGTTGTGTGTGAAGAAGCCAAGGTACGAACCACCCGGTTGCATCTTAATAGCAAATCTATACCCATACGTTAACTAAAATTAAGACAGGACGTAGTGGCGATCAATGAGGAGTGAATACTAATAAAACTCCCGTAGCATCTTAATAGCCAACGTGTACCACTACGTCCGTCGAACACTTTAATAGCCTCCCGGCTCTAGCGTATGTTCTCCGCTCAACCGCAACACCCGCTTCAAGCGATAGTTATTATTCATAACAGGGTTGCCGTCACCGTCGAGGACAGGAGAACCGTCCTCTGTTTTCTGTGCTTGCTGCTCAGTCTCTATCGTAACGTCAGCAGCTAGGCCAGCGTACTGGTCTACGTCAGGGTCTTCGTCGTCAAACTCTGGCGGGAGTTCTAACGCCTTGTGTAGACCTTTGATGCGGCGCATTGTAATCTCCGCAGCCTTCTCGCTGAACGAGAGGTAGTCACGGAACTGCAACCCAGCGATACGTATGGTTTTGCCATCAGTATCTTCGATTGCTTCGGGAGCTACTACCTCCCACTGCATCACTATCATAGGCGCACCGGCCTTGCTTGTCGTGAACTCGGCATTCAGTATCCTTGCCGTGTACGTGTCCTTCTTCAGATAAGGTCTTACGTTATCTGCGATTTCATCTAAGTTGATGATTGCCATATTATGTTTATGTTTATGTTATGTTAGGGAACATCTTATTTGGATTCTTCTGGGGCCGTGTTCCTATTGCCATCAGAAGAAAGTACTTGAGTTAGCAGGTACACTAACTTGTCGTTGGTTACGACTTGAAACAACGTTGCTGCATCGGAGTAGCTAATGCTTAACTCCTTTGCTACGTTCTTAACCTGTCCGTCAGCAGCTTTTGCTAGCGAGACAGTTATTTCTGAATACTCTTCTTGTTCTTTAGTCATTTTATTATCGCTCATGTAAGTAGTCTATCAATTCATCGACTGTTAGTATGTTAGCATCTGCTGCTGCTTGCTTTAGCTTTATCAGTTTAGATTGCTGACCTTCTTGGTACGGGCAGCATGGAGCCTTAAACTTCTTCAACATTTTGTCGATCAGTTCGTTAATATATAATCCGCTTGTTGGCCATTTCATTTGTCGTAGTATTTCTTTGCAGCCTCTATGACTACGTTAACGTCATTGTCTATGTATGCCTCAGAGAACATACCCATCGGAGTCTTAGCGGAGGTGATGCCGTCACTGTTAGTCTGGAAGACGTAGCGAGACTTACCTTCCTTGTCGCGTTTAACTTCTGTGAACAGTACCATAAGGAACTCCTTCTCTATGCAACCTTCGTGTTGCTTGCCTTGTACTTTAACTCGACGTACATTATACGTGTCGCCGTTGGTCTGTGCGATCTGTACGATCTCGTCGATTGCTGTGAATATGACAACGGAGTTATCGTTCTTAACCTTGTCTAGCATAGTACGAATCTCTTTATTGTAGTAGTTCCATATATCAAAGCCTTTGAAAGACTTATCTGCTAGTGTGTGAAGTATCTCAACGTACTTCGTGAACGACTCAATGACTATGACCTCGCAGCTTTCGTCTGCCAGTGCATCGTTTAACGCAGCGTCGAACTCTTTTATGTTAGAGCAGGATGCTACGTAAGGGAACTTCTTGGGGAAGGGCATACCCTTACGCTCAAGATCTATTATGTATGTTTTATCGGGCGGTAGGTTACGTAGCGATGTGGACTTGCCAGTACCGCTAGCACCTACGATGCCTATTATAGGTTTACTCATTGTGCTTGTTTATCGTATGTTTTAACTGTTGTATTAGAACGTTTTGTTCTTGTATTTTATTCTCAAGCACTACTAAATAGTGCCAAAGGTCTATTACTTCTTCCTTCGCAGACTTCGCTAGTTGCTTGGTATCCATACGCCACATCCCTCTAGTGCCGTCAGGGTTATGTTCTCTCATACCAGCGTCAAACTTGCGAGGCGCTTTGAGTGTAAATTCTGCTAACGCTCTTTCTTTTATTTCAACATCAGTCATCATATCTGGAACATCAAGGGATCATAGGTGTTAGTTGTGGAGAAGAGTGAGTCTATGATAACCTCACGATCTTCTGCGCGTGGCGTGGTGCATACAGGCGAGAAGTTACACTCACCAAATTTTGTCTGGCAGCAGGTGAAGTT